GTGGAACAACTTTAATAGATGAAGGTACTTTTAAAAACATTGGTGCCATTACATGGGACACGACTGCTAAAACAGGAAATTTTACAGCAGTCAGCGGTAACGGATATTTTGTAAACACCACTTCAGGGGCTATTACAGTTACACTGCCATCGTCACCAAGTGCAGGTGATGTCGTTGCTGTTGCTGATTATGCAAATACTTTTGACACTAATAATGTTACAATAGGTAGAAATGGATCTAATATAGAAGGTCAGGCGGGTGATTTTAAAGCAGAAATAGAAGGATTAAGTATATTATTAATTTATGTTGATTCAACAAAAGGTTGGGTATCAATCGATGCTGGACAAGCAAGTGCTATTGTAAGCCCACAATTTGTAACAGCAACAGGTGGAACTATAACTACAAGTGGAGATTATAAAATTCATACTTTTACAAGTCCAGGAACTTTTTGTGTATCAAACGCAGGAAATTGTTCGGGAAGTAATTCTGTTGATTATATGGTAGTTGCAGGTGGTGGCGGAGGTGCTGCTAATAGTAATGGAGCAGGAGGAGCAGGTGCTGGAGGTTTTAGAGAATCTTCAGGTGCAGCAAGTGGTTGTTATTCAGCTTCTCCTTTAGGATCTGGTGTAAGTGCTTTACCGGTATCAGTACAAGGTTACCCTATTACTGTAGGTGGTGGAGGAGCAGGTCACGTAGGAGATCCAGAAAATGCTGGAGATGGATCATCAGGAAGCAATTCAGTTTTTAGTTCAACTACTTCTGCTGGTGGCGGTGGCGGTGGTGGTGGCGGCGCTGGAGTAGCAGGAGGTTCTGGAGGTGGAGCAGGACAAGGACAATCAGGTCAAGGGGCAGGTAATACTCCTCCCGTTAGTCCACCACAAGGCAATCCAGGTGACCACAATATACCTCAAGAAAGAGGAGCAGGTGGAGGTGGTGCAGGTGCTGCTGGTTCATGTGTTAACGGGGGTAATGGAGTTACTTCATCTATAAATGCAACACCAACTGCAAGAGCCGGTGGAGGCGGTGGAGGAGCTAGATGTTTCCCATCAGTTCCAAGCCCTGCAGGTTCTGGTGGATCTGGAGGTGGAGGTGCTGGAGCAAAAGGAAATAACGGAACTGCTGGAACAGCAAACACTGGAGGTGGTGGAGGTGGAGCAGGTAGAAAACCAGGAGTAGGAAATTTCACAGGTGGTGCTGGAGGTTCAGGAATAGTTATTGTAAGGTATAAATATCAATAAAATTAATGTATTTACTAATTAAAAATAAATTATATAATAGGAGATAATTATGGCACATTTTGCAAAACTAGGAGCTAACAGTAAAGTTATTCAAGTATTAACTTTAGATAATAAAGATATGCTGAATGCTGATGGTGTTGAAGATGAAACAGTAGGTCAACAATATTTAGAAACGCATAATAATTGGCCTGCACAAATGTGGATTCAAACTTCATATAACACAGCGGGTAACAAACATAAAGAAGGTGGAACTCCATTAAGAGGAAACTATGCAGGTATTGGTTATACTTGGGATGAAGATAATCAAATCTTCTGGCCTAAAAAACCTTACGCTTCTTGGGTAAAATTAATTTCAGAAGCAAGATGGCAATCTCCAATTGGAGATGCCCCTGAATTAACAGAAGAACAACGAAATCAAAACACAGCAGATACTCATAAATGGTTTTATGAGTGGAATGAAGCTAACCAAACTTGGGACTTGACAGACAGCAAAGCATAAATTAAAAATGGTGGTGGTATGCAGAAGAAAGTATTAAGCGAACAAAGTTTATTCTATGGTGATGTAGCAATGCCTAAAAATTGGGACATTGACCGAGATAAGTTATCAGGCGACATCCTACAATCAATAATTCAAAACAAAGATTTTCCATTTTCAAGAACTTGGGATATGTTAAATACATATATGCAAGACCATATCGGTGTTGAATATAATATTAAATTAGTTAACAAATCAACGTGGGGAAATATCTATAAACCTGCGGAAACAACAATTCCTTTATTACAAGTTGATCCAGTGGATCTACTAAACTCTCCGGACTTTACAATGCTTTATGGTGTTAAAGTTAAAGATTGTTTTGTTAGAATACATTATGAAGACAACAGACGTAAAGGAAGAAGTTGGGACATACAATTAAAAGATAATATGTTCATTATGTTTCCATCTACAAATATGTATTACATAAACAACAGACAGAAAGATTCGTTGAACTTTGTTCAAACTATAACTTATGAATACCTTTAATTTTATCGAAACATATAAAGTACCAAATAAAATTTGCGATGATTTAATAAATTATTTTAATAATAATATAGAATACAAAACAATAGGAAAAATTGATAAAGGCATAGATAAAAACATAAAGGATTCTTTAGATGTACATTTTTTTAATCAATCGACCAATAAAAAAATTATTAATTTTTTTAACATATTAAGTAAATGTGTTATTAAATATATAACAAAGTATGAGGTTAATGGTTTAATTAAAACACAGATGCTTAATAATATTCAATATTATGAACCTGGAAAAGGTTATCCTTCGCTTCATTATGAAAGAAGTTCAATATCTCCAACAAGAATATTGTCTTATATGTTGTATCTAAATACAGTTACTGATAAAGGTGGAACTGAATTTCCTTTTCAAAATATAATTTTAGCTGCTAATAAAGGAGATCTTATTATATGGCCAGCCGATTTTACACATCCACACAAAGGTATAATTTCACCTACACAAGAAAAATACATAGCAACAGGTTGGTTTGAATTAATATGAATATATCTAATTACTATTGGTATTTTACATCAGCAATACCTCCTAAAATTTGTGATGATATAATTAAATACGGATTATCTAAATCTGAATCTATGGCTAGAACTGGTGGTTATGGAGATAGAAAATTAACTTATGATGAAATTAAAGATATGAAAAAGAAAAGAAATTCTGATTTAGTTTGGTTAGATGATACTTGGATATATAGAGAATTACATCCATATATACATGAAGCTAATAGAAATGCTGGTTGGAATTTTGATTGGGATAGAAGTGAGTCTTGTCAATTTACAAAATATAAACTTAATCAATATTATGATTGGCACTGTGATGGTTGGGATAAACCCTATCATAAACCTAATACCAAGGAACATGGTAAAGTTAGAAAACTATCTATGACTTGTCAATTAACAGATGGCTCCGAATATGAAGGAGGTGAATTAGAATTTGATTTTAGAAATTATGAACCTCACATGAGAGAAGAAGTCAAACATTTAAAACAAGCAAAAGAAATATTACCGAAGGGATCTATTATTGTATTTCCTTCATTTGTATGGCATAGAGTAAAACCTGTAACCAAAGGAGTGAGATATTCATTGGTAATGTGGAACCTTGGATATCCGTTTAAATAATATGATAATTAATGAATATTTTAAGACACCTATATGGATTGATCAAAAACCAGAGTTTATAAAATCTCTTAATAAAGCTTCTAATCAATATATAAAAGATGCAAGAAAAAGAGAAAAAAATTATATTAAAGAACACGGTGACTTTGGAAGAAGTTACCACTCTACTCCACTTATCCATGATAACAAATTTTTAGATTTTAGAAATTATATAGGTCAAAAGTCTTGGGAGTTTTTAGATTGGCAAGGTTTTGATATGCAGCAATATACTACAATGTTTAGTGAGTTATGGGTACAAGAGTTTGCTAAAAAAGGTGGAGGACATCATAATGCACATATACATTGGAATCAACATGTATCTGGTTTTTATTTTTTAAAATCAAGTGATAAAACTTCTTTTCCAATATTTCATGAACCACGTACTGGTGCACGTGCTACAAAATTAAAATTAAAAAATGGTAATGGTATATTTCATGGAACTGAATTAATTCATTTTAAAGTAACACCTGGAACTTTAATTATATTTCCAGGATACTTAGAACATGAATTTGCAGTAGATCATGGTGTAGAACCGTTTAGATTTATACATTGGAATATACAAGCTGTACCAAAAGAAATGGCTAAAGATGTCATTTAAAAAAAATAAATACACAGTTATTAGAAAAGCTATCTCAAAAGACTTAGCTACGTTTATTGCAAATTATTTTTGTATGCAAAAACAAGTTTTAGATACTTGTAGAAAAGAAAGATATATTTCTCCGTATGAAACTTTACTTGGATATTATGAAGGACTAGATGAACAAATACCTAATACTTATTCTTGTTACTCTGATATTGCTATGGAAACTTTAATGTTGAAATGTCAGCCAATTATGGAAAAAACAACAGGATTAAAATTATATCCTGCATATACTTATGCAAGAATTTAATTTTA